TTCATATTGTCGCAGATAACTGCTGCAACTACTTTTATTGTCTTCATTTGTTTCGTACCTCAAATCATTTATGCTGTAATATTTGACTGTAAATACCGTAATAAATCTTCTCTCACTGGATGCTGCATTTTCATCGTTACTTTCGTGATCGGCTGCATACGTCCGCGATTATCTTCTTTCCGGGCATTTCTGGCCTCCACCACAGTGAATTGTCCCATGTAATAAAAGCTTGTTTCCGCATCTGACTTTTTCACAAGCAAGTGCTTTCTTTCAGCTTCAAGTACATCTTTCATATATGAACTATCCAAGCCTTTCCCAATCTGAGAGTCCCACTTAAAAATCAGATCATCCTCAAAAGCATCCGCATAATCAGGTTTTCCATCTACATAGTTTTTTTCATCCTGACTTTCTTCTTTGTGATATGTAATAAAAATGAAAACATCATCTTCAATTCTTTTCATACCATACATAATAGAGGACAAATCCTTGCCACAGTTCATAAGAAGGCTTACATCTCTTCTGGAATATTTTTCGTATAATACAAACGGACTATCCACAATTCGCCCCGGAAAATACTTATCCTTATATCTGGCAATACCGACTTTTATAATATCTTCCACCTGTGTGTAGAACTGAATATGTGCAAGTCTTTCTGTATAACTTTTCAGTCTTCGGATCATTCCTGATTGGTCATTTTCCAGAATATCAATCTGACGAAATTTCTGATATTCTGCTTCTTTACTCACGAAATGTCCTTGCAGCACCTGAATTGCTTCATTTACCTGTGATGTGCTGATTTTAATTCCATAGGTCTTTTGGTATTCTTTTATAAAATCTGCAACCCCTATATGATCTCTGTAAAGCAATTGACTTAATATTGCAAGCTCATCAGGGCGCACTCCTGAGAGAATTGTTTTGGACAAATACTCCAGTGTTAATTTCTCCTGTTCGTTTAGGCTATTCTTGTATTTATCCTTTTCCATTGCCTGCATAAAGGCATAATATGTTTTATATTCTTTAATAATTACCAGTGGATCAATTTCCTGATTTTGATAGAAATCATACAACAGCGGAACCCGTCCTAACCGATTCTTCAGAGAAACATAGCTTTCTTTGATCAGAGTTTTCATCCCTTTGATTTTATCGATGGACTTAAATATCTTATCTTTGGAAATCTCATCAAAATGAACAGTTGAAGCCCCTGGTATTGTACTATTTCCACTGATTACATATTTGCGGATTACATCAGCGTTATAAGAACGGTCTCCTGATAAAGCTACCGGAATCATAAAGTTATTATTATAATTTCCAATAAAATCCAAAATAACAACATATTCTTTCCCTGGTGCCTTTCTAAGTCCTCGTCCCAACTGCTGAATAAATACAATGGGAGACTGCGTTGGTCTAAGCATAATGACTTGATTCACCTCAACGATATCCACACCTTCATTTAATATATCTCGCGAAAAAATATAATCCAAGGGCTGCATTTCTTCCGTTGCATCTGCTTCATCCATTGCCAGTCTCTCGAATGCTTCCTGCCGTTTTTCTTCATTATCAGCACCACTAAGAGCAATTGTACGATATCCCAGAGCATTAAACTTTCTCGATAATTCTTCGCACTCCTTAACACGACTGCAAAAAATAAGTCCCCTTACACGATTGCCACTGTAGCCATAATATTCCGACTGTTCGATCACATGCCGCACTCTCTCATCACTGGTAAGCTGATTGAATTCCTCATCTGTCAGCTTCGCAGCCTGCAATGTTTTATCATCCAGGGAAACAACCTCACTGATGCCAAAATAATGAAATGGACAAAGAAGATTATCTTCCATTGCCTGCTGTAAACGGATTTCATGAGCGATTTGATAATGGAAAATCTCATATATATTTTTGCCTTCCTGATTATCATCTCTTTTATCCGGTGTCGCAGTCATACCCAAAAACAGTTTCGGATTGAAATAATTAATGACCTTGGTATAAATATTGTTAGAACTGTGGTGAGCCTCATCCAAAATAATGCAATCAAAGGCATTTGGCTGATACTGAAACAAGTGTGTATCTCTGTTCAAAGTCTCTACTGTTGCAAAAACATAATCCTTTTCATATTCATAGAAGCCTGCTCCCACCAATCCCATTGTCACTTTCTTATCAAAAACTTTTTCAAAAGATTTTTTAGCCTGCTTTGCAAGTGTTACACGGTGAACCAGAAACAATACTCTTTTGAAACCAAGCTCACGCATAGCAAATGCGGATGCATATGTCTTTCCTGTTCCCTCATATGTCAAGTAGGTGACACAAACTTTTTGAAAAACTTTTGCTTGAAAATAAAGGCTTTTTGAACCGTATTCTTTAAAAATCCTATAGAGTGTGTTCCTAAGGTGTCAAAAAATCGGCTTATTGGTGTTAAATAAATGTTCTTATAATTTTGAATACGCCAACAGCTGATCTGGAGGGATAATTACATCATCCTTTATGTAAATGGCAATTTCGCTCCCTAACATATCATTAGATCGGTCAATTGCATGCGAAAGCATCCATTTCTTGATTTTCATACTATCGTCTAATTCGTCCCATCCTTCATATGGAGGATCTCTCCATTCATCTAAATCAAAATTAAATCTATGAATTTGGTCTACCGTTGCATAAAAATCTATTTTGTAGCTTTCAGCTTTTGTTTCCCAAAATTGCTCTACTTTCTTTGCCGCAGGAAATAGCTTCGCTAAAGTCATTAGAAATTCAGGTCTCTCATGAATTCTTGTCCCGTAAGCACGTATATCATCATTCATCATAAATCCATTAACACAAAAATCATAAAAGACTCTATGAGCAATCCTATCAAGCTTTTCTTCCGTTTCTGTCAAAAAGTGTTGCTCACTATAATGTTCATAATCAATGTCATACAGATTCCCATTATAAGATACTGTCTTTTCATGAATATCAAAAGCAATCCCTGCCTTTTTCAAGAGCCTTGAAAAAATTGTATTCTCAGAAAGAACCATCTGCAGATTTTTTAATCCATTCTTTTTTATCTCTTCACATTGATCAAGACTTCCTAAAACATGAAATGCCATCACCTTTATGTCATGGACATTTACTTTAGCGATTCTATCTATATTCCGTTCCCAAAACACTTCAAAATCATTTCCACTATTCATTATCAGTTCTTCAACATACTCATTTGATTTCATCTGTAATAAATCCAAGATGAAGTCAAATGCTGAATTACATGTCCTTAAGTCAAAATCCATGCCTTATCCTTCCCTCTTCACATAATACAGTTCGATATCATACCCCAGTGCTTCCATCATCTGCACAAAAGTCCTATTCACCACACCATCAGGCTTCTTGATTACACGGTTCACGTATGCCTTAGTGGTATCAATCTCTTCCGCCAGCTTCACCTGAGTCTTGCCCTGCTCTATGCACTTTACCTTTACATCAACCTCAATGTTGTTCTTTACCATGAATCTATCCTCTATCGAAATATATCGGTTGTCTTTTTCGTATAATTTATAGTACACCAAAATCTCAATTTTTTCAATTAAAAAGAGGCCCGCCACCTAAGCAGCAAACCTCAAGCACCACAATATTTACTTCCAGATTACTCTAATCTCATTATCTGGATGAACTTCAACTCTCTCAACATACTCATCCATCAGCTCCGGTGTAAGCTTCATCACTACAAAACTATCATGAATCTTCACACGGTTATATTCCCTGGTCTTATCCTCTGCCAGTGACAGCTTCTCCATCAATTCTTCATGCTTCTTCCTGAGTGCTTCCATCTGATCCATCGTTCCATATTATCTCTGGTCTTGAGATTTAACACATTATGCTTCTCATAAAATTATTTGTTCCGTACAACCTTATTAAAAGAACTAATAAATACAATTGTTAATCATATATCCTACAATATAAAACACTGCTCCCAGGTTTCCCCAGGAGCAATGCACCATCAATCGTTCACAATTATTTTTATACAGGGAAGTGCCCGGATTAGTTGGTATGATTCCCTCAGCAAGTGAGCCTGACCAGTGCTTGAATGGTTCATATAATGTTAGTATATTTTTCTATCACTTCATTTTTCAAAGTTGGTCTCGCTGCACTTTACCGTAGATAACTTCCACGAAGCTATGAGACTCGAACTCATCAGACCAACAGAGTACCTGACCAACTCCGCTTCATTAGCGATAAGGCAGTAAAATGTTCTTTCTATTCAACCCAGCTGTTAATTCCTTTATTTTCGGTATATATCACTCGCTTTAAGCAGCCTTCTCTTGAATAACTCATATATTATCAGGAAATCTTTTCATTATCCATGACATATTGTTGATGTCTCTTCACTCTCTCTTCCCAAAATCCAAACTAATCCATCCAGCCCCAGACTTCAGTTTTCCCCATCCTTTCACAGCACCCTTACCATTTTTCACTTCAAACGCAATGGTTTTCTTTTCAATATCAGCGGATTAGAATATGAGCCAATTGATACCGACAAGATGTTTGAATTAATTCGCAGATTACGAACTACCGTAGAATTGCTGAGTGCTATGGAATCTATACGAAAAGATTACCATAAGATTCTGGGATTATCTCTTTACCTGATGCTATCAAATCCCATTGAAATATCTTTTTTCTCTCTTCCTAACCCATCTACTCCTATCCACGACAATAATACCCTTACAAAAGCTGACTCATTACTAGATATTACACTGTGTATGATATCCATATTAACCGAATAAGCCAGCTTTTTAGGATAACGAATACCACCTGTTCGCTCTGCACTTGCTGCTTTACTTGAATCAACAAAACTTACCTTAGCTAATTTCCATACCAATTCAAATGCAACAATCAATGCTTCCATTTGAGACTTAAAAAGCTGATTATCATTAGCACATGAAATAACTTTCTGAATATCTATGTTCTCTTCTTCACATATCTCTGATAAATAATCTGACAGCCACTGTCTCAATTCTTGCGTTAATACAGTTTCTTTGTCCTTTTGTTCTGAAAAAACAAGTTCTGATGGATGATCAGCACATTCCCACAATAAAACAGAAAGTGCTAATGTGCCTTTAACATGTGGTAGTGACGATTTAATTCCCAATTTCAAATCAAGCTCATCATATGCCATAAGATTGTCAGGTCTATTCATTCTCTATCCCCTCCTTTATATCCTTCATAATTACACTAGCTATTGCAGCAGCAAGTTTGGGTGGAACTGCATTACCCACTTGCTTCATTTGTGATCCTTTATTACCAATAAATCTGAATGTATCTGGAAAGGATTGTATTCTTGCCGCTTCTCTAACAGTTATAGCTCTATCCAAATAAGGATGTGTAAATTTACCAGAAGAAGGTGTATCAAATCTTGTGGTTATAGTAACAGATATTTCATCCTTTCTCATTCTTGTCCAAGTTCCACTATAAATAGATTTTGTTAAATGTTCCTTGGGAAGAACTTCTTTCCCAGCATTGGGAGGAATCATTGCTAAACGCTCCAATGCGAGCTTAGAATGTTTGGTAACAACATGATTAAATAGTTTTCCTGAATCTCTTCTCATTTCCTTTTGATAGTCACTCTCTGGATCTGTACTGTAGGCTTGCTCTTCCTCACCTTCTCCTGAATTCAGATATGCTAAATCACTGATTGCATCCCATATATTAACAAATTTTATACAAGGAACAGGGAGCTGAGGGGCTTCTGAATCACGTTTTCCAATTATTACAGCTCTTCTTCTATTCTGTGGGACACCATAATCGGATGCATTCAGCACTCCCATATTGAGCTGATATCCCATAGAATTAAATAGTGTCTGTATTTCCTGTCGAAAGAAACCGCCTTCCGCTGTTAATAAATTAGGTACATTTTCCATTACAAAATACCTTGGTTTAACTAATTCTACAACCTTTACATAATACTTAAACAAGAAATTTCGTTCATCATGGATAGTTTTCCTTTGTCCTTTTTGAGAAAAACCCTGACAAGGAGGACCACCTATAATTACATCTATTTTCCCTTGAAAATCACCAAAGGTTTTTTCTAAGTCCAATTGTGTAATATCACCAACTACCATTTTAGTGTTTTTGTGATTTACTCGATATGCATTAGCTATTGATTCATCATACTCATTTGCCAATACAACATCAAAGCCTTCTTGTTCAAACCCAAGGGACATTCCTCCTACCCCTGCAAACAAATCGATTACTTTAGGTTTTATCATTTTTATGCCTCCTGGATTCTTTGGCTTGCCATATCAAAATATTCTTTTGATAATTCAATACCAATAAAATTTCGACCTGCTTTTTTGGCAGCAACTCCAGTTGTTCCGCTACCCATAAACGGATCTAATATATTGTCATCTACATTAGAAAGAACATCAACAAAATGGCGCATTAAACTTTCTGGTTTTTGAGTTGGATGTTTTCCATATTTTCGTTCACCATTTGGAGTAACAGAAGTCTCTACAAAATCATGTAAAACAGCCCCATTATTGTTGAATGTTCCTGTTCTGGTTTTATATGTGAAATAAATCCAAGCTTCCGTAGAATTAACAAAGTGTAGATTCATATTTCTTGGCATCGGATTTTTCTTATGCCAAATACCAGTTGTCTTATAATAAAAGCCATATTTTTCTGCTAACTTAATCACAGTTTCAACTTTAATAATAGCCATAAATACAATAATAGAACCACCTTTTTTCATAACTCTTGCGGCAGATCCAAAGAATTGTTCCATTGATTCAGACCATTCAGAAAAATCCATATTATCCCAACCTGCATCACCAAAAAAATTATCTCGCATTTTTTTTAAATTAGTATCTCTGTCTTTCATAAAATTCCCCAAATTATATGGCGGATCGGTAATTATCAAATCTATGGTGTTATCACCTATGGATTTCATAGCTTCTATACAATTGTCGTTATATAAATTAATTACTGACATACTACTTCCTTTCACACATTGAAAAATCAAAATTCATTAATATCAATTCCCTGTTCAAACATCCGTTGATATCTTTCGTACGACATAACCACCGCAATAGGCTTACCGTTTTTCTGAATAAATGCTGTATTATCGTTTTCTACAAGTCCTTTTATAAGTTTTGATGATTGTCCTCTGTTGAACTCTGCTATATTAAGGTGTTCCATTGGGCTTTTCACTCTTTTATCGCTCAATTACTTGTCCTCCATGAAATTACACATAATTATACTTTTACAATTCTTTTTACAATATTTTAATCATGTTTATTTACAATCTTAATTACAATTACTTTTATAATGATATAATATTCTTCTTTTTGTACAGTTTTTGATTTTATATGTTATAATTAATATAGATTTTTATACTATATTTAAAAGGAGCGTGATATTATGAGTTTTCTACTTGAAAACATCCAAACACCCTTATCTGAACAGACAGCTTATATATTAGGGGGAATTGTATCCGCCTGTTCTTATAATGAAGAACAATCCGCCTGGTTATTGCCTGTCATTCACAATCCCGGCAAAGTAACATCTACTGATTTACAATCACATCAGAACTCTCTCAAAAAAATACTTTCTGGTATGTATGCAAAGTTTATAAAAAAAACAGATGATAATTACAAAAAATACATGCAACCAAATAAGCAAGGCTTTGTTTTTTTAGTCAGTTCTGCTACAATAAAAACGCCTGAAAATCTCATAGAAACTTTCTCTGAACACATTATGATAGCTTCAGAAAAAGTAAGATGTGCTTTTATTACTGGAGCATTCGATGGGCGTAGTTCTTTGGACAAACATACCCGAATGCTTTCTCTGGACGAAAGACATCCTCTTTGTTCAGATCTAATCATTAACGTATTAAAAAGTCTGAAAATAACCGCTTCAATTAACAAGTCAAGGGATCGCATCACAGGAGGAAATCCACGAAAAAATCAAATCCGTATTTCTGCAGCTGATGTACCTGAATTTGCTAAAACAGTGGGACTTATTTCTCCAACAAGAGTAAAAGATATAGAAAATGCCAGTATTAGTAATTTCATCGAAGAGAAAGACAATAGCTTAAGCGGACTCATTAAAATAAAAGGACTTCGTTTATCTAAACAACAACGCAAATTAAAAAAAGTAAGTGTTGATAAACGTTCTCACGAAGCAGGAGCCGACCAAAAATTAATTGATGAAATTTCATCAACTAAAATCACAAAGCCAACCAAAGAAGTCTCTTATACTGGTAAACCAAAGAAAAAAATTTCTGCTGTTACTCAATCTCAAACAACAACTTTCCCACGAGACAAAAAGGTTTCACTAAAAGCCTTGAAAATTGCAAATTACACATGTGAGATTGATGCACAGCACCAGACCTTTATAAGAAAAAAAGATGATTTGCCATATACTGAACCGCACCATCTTGTTCCGATGGCATATTCTGACGATTTTGATGTTTCTTTAGATATCGAAGAAAACATCGTATCGCTCTGTAGTACATGTCATAACCAGGTGCATTACGGAAAGGATATCGAAATAATACTTAAGCCATTATATGAGCGTCGAAAAGATCTTCTTGCACGTGTTGGTATTTACATTACTTATGCCGAACTATTAAAAATGTATAAATAATAGCACGCATGATATCTCAGATATTGAGGTATCATGCTTTTCTACCATTCATCGGTAGTGTAAAATAGTTTGTGTTTTTGGTAAAAAATAACTCCTTTTTGGTAAGAATTCAGATATGACAATTCTTATCGAAAAGGAGTATTTTTTATGGC